AGGCGGTGCTCGCCAACCCGGATGCTGCGTTCGAGACTGCGTGGACGTACATGCAGGTAGGCCCCATGCAGCGCTTGATGCCCGGTGGTCGCATAGTCATGATAGGAACCAGATGGGGGAAAAAAGACCCTATTGGACGCGCACTGGCATGGGCAGAGCAGAACCCCACGGCGCTGCCGTGGCAAGAGATCCGGTTCCCCGCTATCCTCCCATCGGGCAAGAGCTTGTGGCCCGCACAGTGGCCGATAGACCAGCTTCTGGCAAAGAAGGCCGGCATGCAGCCGCAGTACTGGTCCGCGCAGTACATGCAGGAGCCCACCAGCGAAGAGGGGGCGTTGCTGAAACGCAACTGGTGGAAGATATGGGAGAAGGAAGATCCGCCCGACATGGAGTTTGTCCTACAGGTCTGGGACACCGCGCACGAGACCAAGAACAACAACGACTACAGCGCGTGCCTAACGTGGGGCGTCTGGTACAACGAAGAGAGCCATCGGCACGAGTTGATGCTGCTCAACGCCATCAGAAACCGGTGGGAGTTCCCACAGCTTAAAGAGATCGTGCTCGAGCAGTACAAGGAATGGGAGCCGGAGTGTTTGCTGGTGGAGAAGAAAGCCGCCGGGGCTCCGCTCATTCAAGAACTACGGCAGATGGACATCAGCGTTGAGGAATACAGTCCGTCGCGGGGGGCTGCGGGAGTGTCCAATGACAAACGTGCGCGGGTGCACTCAGTATCCCCCTTACTTTTTGATGGTGTCGTGTGGGCCCCAGACTTCCGGTGGGCGCACGAGGTCATCAACGAGTGCGCAGAGTTTCCCAATGGCGAGCATGACGACTACGTTGACTGCGTGACAATGGCGCTGAGCCGCTATAGGCGGGGCGGGTTCATATCGCTAAAATCAGACCGCCAAGACGAGCCTAAGATATTTAGGCGCAGCAGACAAGCGGCATACTACTAAGGATACCAAATGGCAACCAACATCGATAAAGCGCTGTACCAAGCCCCTATGGGTCTGGACGACATGGGGGATGAAGCTATTGAAATTGAGATCGTTGATCCGGAGTCTGTGAACATTGGGATCGACGGCATGGAGATTGAGATTGATCCGGATGCAGCACAGGACGGAGACTTCTCGGCAAACCTTGCAGAGGAGATGGACGAAGGAGCGATGCAGTCCCTCAGTTCTGACTTGACTTCGGAGATTGACAATGACAAAGCAGGGCGCAAGGATTGGGAGAAAGCCTACACCGAAGGGTTGAAACTGCTGGGCCTGCAGTACGAAGAACGCACAGAGCCGTGGAATGGCGCTTGTGGTGTGTTCCACCCAATGATCACCGAGGCGGTTGTACGCTTTCAAAGCGAGACCATCACGGAGACCTTCCCTGCTGCAGGCCCGGTGAAGACCAAGATCATTGGCAAAGAGACCAAAGAGAAGAAAGAGTCGGCAGTTCGTGTTCAGGAAGACATGAACTATCAACTGACGGAGAAGATGGTTGAGTTCCGGGCAGAGCACGAGCGCATGCTGTGGAGCCTTCCTGCCACAGGTTCCGCGTTCAAGAAGGTCTACTACGACCCCAGCCTAGGCCGGCAGACTTCCATATTCATCCCGGCAGAAGACATCCTGCTGCCCTATGGGGCATCCGACATCCAGTCTTGCTACCGCGTCACCCATGTGATGCACAAGACCAAGAACGAGATACTGAAGCTGCAGAAGGCGGGGTTTTACCGGGAATGCGACATCGGTGACCCGACCAAAGAAACCACTGACATTGAGAAGGCCAAGGACAAAGAGACGGGGTTCAGCGATCTAAACGATGACCGGTTCACCCTGTACGAGATCCACGCAGACCTTGACCTAAAGGGGTTTGAGGACACCGACAAAGACGGCGAAGAGACCGGGATCATGCTGCCCTATGTAGTGACTCTAATTAAGGGTACGGGCGAAGTTTTGGCGATTCGCCGCAACTGGGAAGAAGATGACGACCTCAGACTCAAACGACAGCACTTCGTTCACTACCAATACATCCCGGGGTTTGGCGCTTACGGGTTCGGGCTGTTCCACCTCATCGGCGGGTTCGCGAAGTCGGCTACCAGCATTATGCGACAGCTTGTGGACGCAGGCACACTTTCCAACCTTCCCGGTGGTCTCAAGACCAGAGGGCTGCGAATCAAGGGCGACGACACACCCATTGCCCCCGGTGAGTGGCGGGATGTAGACATTGGCTCTGGGGTGATGCGGGACAACATCCTGCCGCTGCCCTACAAGGAGCCCAGCCAAGTTCTGTACACCCTGCTGGGTACCATCGTAGAAGAAGGCCGCAGGTTTGCCGCCACTGCGGATCTGAAGATCAGCGACATGTCAGGGCAGTCGCCCGTGGGCACAACGCTGGCGCTGCTTGAACGCCAGCTTAAAGTGATGACGGCAGTGCAGGCACGGGTGCACGCAGCGTTTAAACAAGAGCTTAAACTGCTGGCCCGCATCATTGCGGACTACACCGACCCGGACTATCCGTATGAGCCTGAAGTGGGCGACAAGAAGGCCAAGAAGGAAGACTACGACGATGTGGATGTGATCCCCGTCAGCGACCCCAATGCGGCCACCATGAGCCAGCGGGTTGTCCAGTACCAAGCTGTGATTCAGATGGCACAGATGGCTCCGGATATTTACGACCTACCGCAGTTGCACCGCAACATGCTGGAGGTCTTGGGAATCAAGAATGCCGACAAGCTGGTGCCGTTGCCTGATGACCAGAAGCCGCTAGACCCGGTGACTGAGAACATGATGATCATCAAGGGGGAGCCGGTCAAGGCGTTCTCGTATCAGGATCATAAATCCCACATTGCTGTGCACCAAGCCATGATGCAAGACCCTTCAATAACGCAGATTATTGGTCAAAGCCCCAAGGCTCCGCTTATTCAAGGGGCGCTGATGGCCCACCTTGCAGAGCATGTCGGGTTCCAGTATCGACAGCAGATTGAGCAGCAACTGGGCATGCCCATGCCGCCGCAAGACGAGAAGCTGCCACCTGAAGTTGAAACGGCGCTGTCGGGCATGTTGGCTCAAGCCGCGCAACAAGTCTTGCAACAGAACCAAGCGCAGGCAGCACAGCAGCAAGCGCAACAGAACCAGCAAGACCCGCTGATTCAAATGCAGCAGCAGGAGTTGCAGATCAAGCAGCAGGAGTTGCAGCTTAAAGCCCAAGACTCCCAGATGAAGAACCAGCTTGCCATGCAGCAGTTGCAGTCTAAGAATCAGCAGATGGCGCAGCAAGCGGCTATGCAGGAGAAGAAGCTGATAGTGGATGCCACCACACAAGCGGACAAGCTAAAACTGGAGCAGCAGAAGGCGCAGTTGCAGAGCCAGCTTGCCGGGATGAAGGTTGGTGCACAGATACAGGACAGCAAAGCAAAACTAGCTGCACAGCAGCAAGAAGCGGGGGTCAGGATGGGTATCGATGTTGCCAAGAGCAGGGCGCAAGCGGTACAACCTAAAACACCGAAAGAGGCAGCATGATTAAAGATTTTGTGCGGGTACTGCGCGAAAAGATTCGTACCGACATGAACAACTACGCCGATGACTTGGCGGGGGGAAGCTGTCGCAATTTTGAAGAGTACCAAAAACTCTGCGGGACTATTCAGGGTCTAGCCCTTGCAGAGCGTTATTTAATTGACCTTGCTGAGAAAGCAGAAAGAGCCGATGAGTAATCTTATTTTGCCAAAAACTATCCAACTTACGGAAAACCCCAGTGAGGATGCGTCTCAAGAAGAGAAAGCTACGCAGCTTCCTGACCCCACGGGATGGAAGCTACTGTGTGTGGTGCCTGATGTAGAGAAAACCTTTGAGAATTCCAGCATTGTCAAAGCAGACCCCTACATGCGGCAAGAAGAACACGCCACCACCGTGCTCTTTGTTGTAAAGGTTGGCCCTGATGCGTACAAAGATCAAGCCAAGTTCCCCGGTGGTGCGTGGTGTAAGGCCGGAGACTTTGTTCTGGTGCGTACCTACTCGGGTACACGCTTCAAAATCTACGGCAAAGAGTTCCGTTTACTGAATGACGACCAAGTAGACGCGGTTGTGCAAGATCCACGCGGCTTGACCCGTGCGTAAGGAGTAAAAATGGCTGAAAAGTTTGAGTTCCCCGATGAAATTGCCGCAAAAGCGGGCGAAAAAGACACGGAGATCGAAATTGAGGTTGTAGACGACACGCCAGACCGAGATCGAGGGCGTGTGGCGCTTGATCGCCCCGTTGAAGACCCAACAGACGATGAAATTAACTCGTATTCCGACAAAGTACGTGGCCGAATTAAGGAATTGACCCATGCACGCCACGACGAGCGCCGTGCCAAGGAGTCCACAATTCGGGAAAAGCAGGAGCTTGAGAATCTTGCCCAGCAACTGCTGGACGAGAACCGGCAGCTAAAGAATTACGCCAATAATGGTGCTCAGCAGTACGCGGAAACCGTAAAACAAGCGGTTGGCAGTGAGCTTGAGACGGCACGGCGTAACTACAAGGTCGCACAGGAGGCTTTTGATACTGATGCTATCATTGCGGCACAAGAGGCGCTGACGGATGCTAAGCTGAAGATGATTTCAGCGCAAAATTTTAGGCCGGCCCCTTTACAAACGGCTTCAGATAATGTACAAATACGGAAATCGGAACCGGTAGCCGTAGAGCCTGATGAAAAAACCTTGCGCTGGCAAGCAAAAAACCAGTGGTTTGGCTCTCCGGGTAACGAAGAATTAACCAGCTTTTCACTAGGGCTGCACCAAAAACTAGTGAATTCGGGGGTAGACCCCCGCTCTGACGAGTATTTTGAGCGTATTGATTCTCGTATGCGGAGCACCTTCCCAGAAGCATTTGGGGGGCGCGATGCACGAAGCACTCGACCTTCATCTGTTGTGGCCTCTGCGACTCGTTCGTCAGGGCCAAAGAAAGTTCAGCTAACAACCACGCAGGTTGCGTTGGCTAAGAAGTTTGGACTAACCCCTCAACAATATGCTGTTCAAGTAGCTAAATTGGAGAATCAAAATGGCTGAGACTCGTACCCCTCGTGATTTGACCTCACGCGATAAAAATGCACGGACGGTCTATGTACCGCCCTCTTCACTGCCAGACCCGACTCCTGAACCGGGGTACTCGTTCCGTTGGATTGCTACGCATGTAAACGGAACAGCACACCACACAAACGTGTCTCGCCAATTGCGAGACGGTTGGGAGCCAGTAAAAGCAGTAGACCATCCTGAACTGATGATTGCTAGTAACGCTAGTGGCAATGTGGAAATCGGTGGACTGATGCTATGCAAACAACCATCCGACCGCACAGAGGCCCGAAAGCAGTACTACGACAAGCACGCATCGGACCAGATGGAGTCAGTGGACAATAGTTTCATGCGGAACAACGACCCTCGTATGCCTTTGTTTGCAGACCGAAAATCTACAACCACTCGCGGACAAGGATTCGGTTCCGGTTCTAAATAAATAGGAGTTTTAAATGGCTTATCCTGTCGTTGACGCCCCTTACGGGCTAAAGCCGATCAACTTGATCGGCGGTCAGGTATTTGCGGGGTCAACCCGTGAATACGCAATCATCAACAACTACGCTACGAACATTTTCTTTGGTGATCTTGTAGCCTTGGTTCGCGGTAACTTGGAACGTATTTCTGTAAGTACTGGTACGCTGGGTACAGTTGTGGGCATCTTTTTGGGATGCTCGTATACCAACCCGCTGACCAAACAGAAGACGTTTTCTCAGTATTACCCAGCAAGTACTGCTGCGGGTGACACTGTTGGCATCGTTTGCGACGATCCTGACACCGTGTTTTCTGCTGTTGTTTGCTCGGCTACTACTGCTGTTGCTTCTGGCGCTCGTGCAATGATCGGTCAAAACGTGGCAATGATCAACAACACTGGCAGTACGGCAACCGGTAATTCAAAGAATGCGGTTCTGGCTCCAAGCGATACGCCTGCAACGACAGATGCGCTGCCTTTGCGTGTGTTGGGTTTGAATCCAAATACGGCAGTCTCGCTTGGTTCGGCTACGTTTACAAGCATTTCAACTGCCACCATCACTTGTGCCGCAATTCCTTTTGCGTTGCCTGTTGGTACTGATGTAGGCTCACTGGACTCTAGCGGCAATTACATTGCTTCGGGCTCCTTTGTGGATACCGCAGCGGCGGCTGGTGCGACGACTGTGATTTTGAATCAAGCACCCATCACTGCTTTTGGTGCAAGCTCGACGCTGGTCTTTAATCAGTTCCCAGAGATTTTGGTCAAGCTGAATTTTGGGCAGCATGAGTATTACGCAGCAACTGCAACCGCATAAGGAGCATAAATCATGGCTATTTCACGCGCACAACTACTGAAGGAACTCCTTCCCGGTCTGAATGCTTTGTTTGGTTTGGAGTACAGCACCTACCAACAGGAACATAAAGAAATTTATGAGACTGAAAAATCAGAGCGTTCTTTTGAGGAAGAGACCAAGCTGTCGGGATTCTCCGCTGCACCAGTTAAGAACGAAGGTTCTGCCATTGCTTATGACAATGCGCAGGAAGCGTTCACGGCTCGGTACAACCACGAGACCATTGCTCTGGGCTTCTCCATCACAGAAGAGGCTGTTGAAGACAACCTGTATGACTCGCTGTCTGCCCGTTACACCAAGGCTCTGGCCCGTGCAATGGCGTATACCAAGCAGGTCAAGGCCGCTGCAACCCTTAACAACGCTTTTAGTAGCGCGTATGTGGGTGGTGACGGGGTTTCTATGATTTCTACCGCACACCCTCTGGTGTCTGGTGGAACTAACAGCAACCGTCCTGCAACCGCAGCCGATTTGAACGAAACTTCGTTGGAAAACGCAGTCATTCAAATCGCGGCTTGGACGGACGAGCGCGGTCTGCTGATTGCAGCACAGCCTACGAAGTTGGTCATCCCGCCGGCACTGCAGTTCACGGCAACCCGCTTGCTGGAAACCAACCTCCGTGTGGGCACTGCCGACAACGATATCAACGCCTTGA